GTGATTACCATAATATAGATGATTCTCCATCAAGATCACAAAATTTAGATTGTTTTATTGATCATCGCCACGATCAAAGTGTATTTAGTTTATTAACAAAAAAATATCAATTATATAGCACTAATTATTCAATAGAAGATTGTATAGAATATATTAGAAATAAAAGTGGTAATTCTCAAATAAATATATCAAATGTTACAAATCCTCGTTAAAATATACCTTTCTGAATCGTTGCATATATTCGTCTTTTAATACATGGGTTTTAAAATAATCTGCTGTGTGCTTATCTTCTAACATGTGAACTATAAAATAAATCGCATAAACTCCGCATTCAGTGTCACCGTATTGATGCTCCACGGGATAATTTTGGTCAAATTTAAAATCTATTTTTTGACCGGGGGGAAGCGCGTTTCCTTGTTTTTTCACCATATTTACAAATTTCTTGATTTGCCGAGGGATCGCATCACCCGCACTGTCGAAATAGAATATTTGTGCCTTTTTAATATTAATAAACATCGACACCCAATGGGATCCGCCTTTGTAATGCGGATCTAAATTAAAAATAATACCTATTTTAAAACGCCCCTTTTTAATCTCGTCTTCCAAATTGAAATGGCATAATTCTTCCCACACGCATTCACCGTATAATTCATGTGTGTCGTAATCTATTGGCGATGGTCCAATAAAATCAAAACATTTATAGGCTTTTTCGTATTGTTTCATGACATTGATAATTTCCACACTAGACAACCATTCATTTGGATTCAGTTTCCATTCTTTGGGCGATTCTGGCGCAAAAGATTCGGTTTCTAAATCTCGTGCGACTTTTGTATCCACGAATTTTTGTTCTAGCCAACACGATTCTTTATTACAGCTGTTTTTTAGGTAATTATTCAACTCGTTCCAGATTTGCTTGGTGTCGTTGGTTTTGATCAATGCGTCGGGATGTCGCGCGTTCCAAAGTTCTTTTAATTTATAAAGTGCTTCATCGTCATAACATGTATAATCCTTTTGTTCTTTGTTTCCCTTTGGCGCACATTTCACTTTCATTTGTTGTTTTTCTAAAACTGGTCTCGTGATTTTTTTATGTATTTTATAGGTTTTATTCATCTTTCCGTTTTTATTTTTTCTCTCCTTACCCCTATTTCCTCCTTTCTCCAATTTTCTATATTTATTATTTTTTTTCGTCTTCATATTTATTTTTATCTTCATATTTATTGTTGATATTATTCTTTTTACGAATTCCTTTATTTTTCAAATTGGGGTCTTTTAAATTAATCTCTTTTTCTCTCGGTAAAATCATTGGTTTTTTCAGTTTAGTGCTGGTTCGTTTCACCAATTTTTCCAAAGCATTTGGTTCTTGGATTTTAATCGTGCGCAACATTAATTGGTCAGCATCTTGGGAATTACTTATATGATCCGTGTTTAGTTCTTCCGGAAAATATTCGCCACTAGGAAGATGTTGGTAATCTTCTTGTAGTATATCGGTTTTATCCAAGACTTTGAAATAGTCAATACACGCCTTAATATAGGATTCAAAAGAAAAAACAACATCGGGAAACATTTTTTCAGTGGTTTCATTGTTTAGTAATTGTTTTGTTAAATCATAGATACGTTTCTTGTAAAACTTGCGATCACTATTGTTGATTTTTTTAGATCTACTGGCAGGTTTCATGTGTAAAGAATATTGGTCTTTATTCATGAGACATTCTAGCGTCAATTGGTCTACATAGTTAAATTGGTTCACATGTTTCACGTTATTTTGTGGAGGTTGTTCTGTCGTCATTTATAATATATAGCTTATTAAATATATTACAAATAGTAAATGTATTATTTTTCTTCTAATTTTTTTAATCTTTCATCTACAATTTGTAGAATATTATAAAGTGCTTCTAAATGTGTAACAAGTTGTTGGGTATAATATCTTACTGAAAGTGATTCGTCTTTTCCATAATATTTATTATTAACTTTTCCATAATATTTATTATTAACTTTAGTTTTCTTTTCAGTTAATAAATCATTCAAGACCTTAAAATTATGGTCTATTGATGTTTTTTTATCATTTTCCTCTTTTTCTTTTTTTTGTTTTTCTAATTCTACTATTCTTAATTGTAACTCTTGTATTTCTTCTGAAACGGTGCTCATGTTGTAAATATAAATAGTATTAATTTAGTATTTATATTTCAATTTTATTATAAATCAATGTAATTTATGTATTATCTTATTTTGTATTTGTTGTAGGCTTTAGACTAGGCTTGCTATTCGGTGGTTTCACATCTTTTTGCGCCGTTTTCTGTTCAATCAAATCATTTACACAATTATACACATCTTTGTTCGCATAAAAATCACCCACCGTTTTCAATTGTTGGCGTGTTGAGTTTTGGAAAAGCCCGTGCCCAATATTTTCAGGATTCGGATTAAAATCGCTAAAATGTTCGTCTTTGAATAAATGAGGAAAAGGTTGCGATGTTTCATTCTTTGGTTTAAACCCGAATTTATATAAATCGCTCTCGCTACTTGGGACATATACGGCTTGACTGCATTTCTGATGGGCAAAAATCCGGTTTTGTAAGTCGGATTCTACATTGACATTTGAGGCATATCCAGACCATGGCGCAGTGGCATTCCCCGGATTAAATACTTTTTCAGTGTTGTAAATCGGTAATTGTTCCATAGGGACATTAATAGGAGCACGGGGGTCAACAATAGGCATAAGAGAATATTTAGTCATGACGGGTCTTACACTCAAATATGGTTGTAATAATTGGGATGGAATATTTCTTTCATATATTCTTAAATTCGCGGAATCTACTCTTTGCGAAGAAGATACTTCACCATAATTTAATTGACTCATTATATATTTGTTATATATAATATTTTACTATGTTAATTTTTATTTATATTTATTGTAAACAATGGATATAAAAAATGAAGACGAAAATTATTTTATAAAGATAATATAATATGTCAATTAAAAAAATATTATATTATATTCAAATGAACGGGTTAAATATATTTTTTATACTTTCATGGATTTCTATTATTACACTTTATTTTGGATTCACAATTATAAATCCTGAATATATCTCTATAATGAATTATTATATTAAAATATATATTTCTTTGTATTTAATGTATAGGTTTAACATATTTAATAAAGTAAAATTCACTGGATTAGATAAAACAATTGTATTTACAGCAGCATTTTTCATATTTACTACAACTGCGTTAAATGAATGGTTACTAGATAATATATCACCCGTTGAATCAAAATTAAGGGCGTTGTTAGGATTGAACGCAAAAACTGGTTAGGGTTAGACACTATAATGGGTTAGGGTTTTCTCTCTTTCATTCCTTTTTTAAACTCTTATTTCTAACATTTTTATTTGTTTTTCTACTTTTTATAACAGGTTTAGGAATTGATATACCGTTATTTTTTCTAATAGTTTCTAATTGTTTAGAATAAAAAAAATTTTGTAAATAAAGCATCGTCTGTTTGGTGATAATTTTATCAATGTCTTGTTCTTCTTTTATTTTTGTCACGTTTTGATAACTATGAAAAATTTGACTCATGTAATCATGAAATTCTTCTTGTTGTTGGTCATTCAATAATTTTTTACCAATATCACTGTTTGAAAATCGTTTCATGATTTCATCAAATGTCAAATCATATTTATATGCTTTTAGTTTAATGTAATATACATTTTCATAATTCATCTTGGGATGAAAAAGGTCATCCAAAAAACATATTTGCGTATTTTCTGGAAGTTTCGTACATTTAATAAAATCCTTCACAGTTTTTTCGTATGTGGTGCGACACATTTCGATTTGTTTGCCATCAACTTTGAAAGCACAAATGACATGGTTAAATAATTTATATTTTATTTTTTCTTCAAAAAAATCTTTAATATGATAAATCCATTCTTTGGAACCGTTATTGTTGGTATAAATCATGACACCTTGACATTTATTGATTTCCACTTTGTGTTTTAAATATTTCAATATAGATGAAATATTGGGACGAATATATTCAGGATATAAATCTAATATTTTATTGAAATTGTCGTCAAGTTGTTTTTCCTTTACATTGTTTTGATGTTCGTTAAAATAGACTTTCATATTTTCCCAAAAATAAGAAAATTGTGTAAAATATCCGAGGGTCTCATCCATATCAAAGACGACCACTTTACCTGGATTTTTGTTTGTTGTCATATTTACCTAATATACATGTATATTTTAAATTTTAGAAACAAACAAAATTTAAAATAAACAAATAAATATAAAAATAATTTATATATAATTATAATAAATAATTAATTATGGATTTACTTGAGGTAGCAAAACATAAACCAAAAACAAATTCTTATTTACAATACATATATTG